GTTCAGGTGTGCTGGACTGCCAATCTGGGTAGCCCGATTTGGCGAACCAAACTCCCGTGGGACATACATTTCGATCCGAGCGCCAGCCGGGTCTCTGATGTTGGCTGGTCATTCGAGAGATTCGTTCTACATTATGACGATTTCAGGGGCAGGATTGAAAGCGGCGTCTACGATAGACCAAAGAAGGCTATTCCGGCAGATACCTACCCTAGTTCAATCATTGATACTAGGATGCCTCTCGAGCAAGAAGTTGAGCTTAGGGAGAAGGGACTAAAAGAGTATGTTTCTCTTATAGAGTTTTGGGACTTTAGAAAGAAAAAGCTATACCACCTGCATCCAGATACGGCTCAGCTTCTCATGGAAGCAGACATGCCTTATGAGCGACCATACGATGCGCTCATCTTCCATCCTGGTGTTGGTCGTATTCGTGGCATCTCTGATGTAAGTTTGATTGCTCCAATCCAGAGGGACATCAATGAGCTTGTTTCTGCTCGTCGTGAGATTGTGGCCCGTCTTCCCCGTCGTATGCTGGTAGACCGCAAGCTATTCAGGTCTGACGAAGAGTTTGAACGGTGGAAGAACGCAAGATCTTGGGAGCCCGTGCTTGTTGAGGGCCCGCCAGACGGAACCATTGATCAGCATGTGTGGGTCTCACCAGAGATGCCGACTACATTTGATTTTAATACGCATCTAAACCAGGGCATCGAGTCTATTCGTTGGTTGCCTGGAATGGCTGACTATCAGCATGGTCAAGTAAAGAACATTCGTACCGCAGCAGAAGCGAATATGATTCGTGGCGCCATTGAAGGTCGCCTAAACATTAGGGCAAGGAAGGTTGTTCGCGTTGTGACAAGCATGTTCCGAAAAGCATTGGCTACAACTAAGTGGGCGTTAAGAAATCCAGAAGCTTCTGGAATCAATGTCGAAGCAATCGCGTCGATTACCCAGGCGGAACCAAATAGTTTAATGCTTCAGAAGGACCTGCTTGAGGTGTCTCCTTCGTTCAGACTTCTTCCATTCTCTCCACTTATGGAAGACAAGATCGCACGAAGGGACTCTCTTACAAACCTCCTTGCCCCACTTTCGAGCCCATCTCCACTTGGAGAAGCCATGAACCAAAGAGAGCTTGCAAAAGAAATTGTAGATGCTTTTGGGTTCAGACCATCCTTGGTAAAGACAGAAGAAGAGGCTGTTCAAGAACAGGCGGCAGCACAACAAGAAGAGTTATCGCCTGGGGCTGCGGGTCCAGGGCAGGTAGGGCTTCCACTTCCACCCAATATCGGACTTCCTCCTGGGGTTATCCCGGAAGGTTGACAAACGTTAAACTGTAAACTTGGATGAACGATGCCTAAGCTCATTAGACTAGCAGAGAAAGCCCTAGACGGTGATGAAGACGCCATGGATGAGTTGGAGCTTATGGCTCCTAAGGGCGTCTTAGACGATATGACCGTCGAGGAGTTCGCAGAAAAGATGGTGAACGACGAAGAGTTTGCAGATGAAATCTATTCTGCGCAGGGCACCAAGTACGGTGGAGAGATGCCACCGGAAAAGCATAATTCTGGTGGCGATACGATCACGGTGGGCAAAGTAGATATGTCTACTATGGATGTCAGTACACTAAGAACGCTTGAAGAAGCTGGCCTTATTGAAATCAGCAAAGATTTGAATAGGGCTATTAGTGGAGAAAATACGGATGAGAACCCAGGAAACAATCCTGGCAATGAGAATGAAAACTACTAGCGGATTGCTTCATGCCAATCTTTGATTATGTTTGCTCTGGATGTGGTTCTTCAAAGGAGCACTTGTACCTTGGATCTGAATCTATACCGGACAGTATTGCTTGTAGCTGTGGTAGCAGTTCCACTCGCAGTGGTGTTTATAGCTTCAATCCTGTCGGCCCTATTTGGTCTGGCCTTGAAGACTATTCAAAGGCTATCTATGGCACTTCTGGGATGATGCGCGGACAAGAAGTAAGAACATACAAAGATATTAAGAAGTTTGAAGAAGAGAATAGTTTTGTAAGAACAGACCCAAACTCCGTAAAGTATCGTTCATCTGTTGATGATATGAAGCAGGAAGCGCTTGAACTTGACCGTGTTGCAGAACAAGATGGTCGTGAAGCCGTAGCAGATCATATCTACAAACAAGAGATGAAAGACGCTACCGGTTGGACGAATACACAATATAATCGCTGGAAGGAGATTTCAGATGCCTGTGACCCCACCGATGCCCAACTTGCCGGGGGCACCAACTGCGGGAACACTCCAGATCCCGTCTGACGAAGAGCTTCAAAACATGCCTCTGGAGGAACTAGAAAAGCTAGTTCTTCAGGCAACAGATGATGTGAATCTTGCTCTTCAACAACAGGGTGTTGATCTTGGAATCGGTACCGGTGCGCCAATGGGTGCCGGGGCGCCGCCCGCACAGGGCGCAGAACTTAGTTTAGTTACCCCAGAGTTGATACAAAAGGCTTCGGATGCGCTAATGGCTGCCGGAATCCTTCCTGGTCCTGTAGCAGAAATGTCCCCAGAGTTTATGGAACTGCTTGTTCTTTTGGCAGATGCGATAAGTCCTGGTGTTTATAATCTACAAAACGAAGATGATTTAGTGGAGTTTTTAAATGGAATCGCAACAGGAATCATTGCCCTCCCAGCAATCCCAGGAGCCCCAGGAGCAGGAGGAGCAGTCCAAGGCGGACCTCCAGCAGAAGCTGTTGGAGGGCCTCCAGTCGCAGCACCAGGAGGAGTCCCCGGAACAACCCCAGCAGCAGGACCAGGAATCATCCCCGGAACTTAGCGAGCTTGCGCCGGAAACGGTTGAAACAACAGAGCAGATTGAGTCTTCGAGTGGCGACTCAAGTATTGTTCCTGAAGCTGAGCAGCCTGCTTCTGATCAAGGACAGGAGGCACAAGAAGAACAAAAAATAGAGTTCTCATCGTTTGATGATGTATCTATTGATTCCATTCCAGAAGAATCGCGCCCCTATGTGCAGCCTATTCTTGATCTTGCATCCAACTATGTTTCAGAGCTTCAAGAAGAAAAGAATAGATTTGAATCTGCAAGAAGTGAGTTCCATGAACTCATGGATTCCATTCGATCTTCAGAGGATATCAAACCTCTAGTTTCTAAGTTAGAAACACAGCAAGTTACTATTGACGAGATGACTAAAGACGTCGTGTCTGCGTCATGGCGAGCATTTAATGCTGCCCATCCTGAGATTGATAACCTTCCACAAAATGCAAGAGATGAGTTCGCTGGGCAACTCGAGCATATTTATGAAAGGTTTCAGGGCGAAACACTTGTAGATAGAATGGAAGACGCATATAAGTATTCCTTGTATCGTGCAGGTATTAAATTGGATTCACTTTCTGCTGCTACCATTCCAGAGCCAAAGCTGGAGCAAAAGCAACCTAATCCCGTAGCGACCAAGCAAGCGGTAGTAGCAGATGGACATGTTGCTCATGGTCAGCCTGTACGCAGCGTTGACGAGATGGAATGGGGTGAAGTGCTTGGTCGTTACGATTACCTTCTTGAATAGTTAGCTGGAGATGCCGACATGGCTTTGCTAGAATACGCAACACGAACCGTCCCTGACGTTGTAAAGAAAAGCGTTCTCTCTTTTTATAATAGAGATCCTCTTCTTTCTCGCCTTCAATCGCGTAACCAGGTGAAGCGCTCTGGAGGCACCAACGTTCGCGTTGTTCGCGTCAAGAGCGGTCACTCGGATGTGACGCAGATTGATGCATCCAACATCAGCGTCCCGCTGAACAAGAAGGAGACACTATCCTCCATGTCGGGAGATTGGGCCAAGTACATTAAGCCCATCATCCTTCCGCACATTGATCGGGATCGTCAGTCCAACAAGGAAGACGTAAAGCGCTTCATTCAGGACATGACGAATGCTGCGATGCAGAGCTTGAAGAACGATGTAGTTCGCCAGCTTTATATTGGAAACATCACCACTCTAAGTGGTCTTGGTACCCTGAATGGAAACACAACGGGTCTTTCCTCTACTGGTTTTGAGAATGGTGCCCTTCGGTTCCAGACTCCAGCCGATCAAGCTTCCGCCACTATCGCCTATCTTGGTGAGACTCGTGTGAACGATACCACTGACTTTGTGGACAACTGGTTTAACCAGTACGCCGTACACACTGGTTTTGGTACTGACTTCATGCAGACGGCAGAAGAGATCAAGATCACTGCTGATACTTATGCAGAGGATGAAGAGGGCATCTCCCTTGGCGTCGTGTCCATCTCGGACCACGTTGCATTGGGTGAGGAGCTTCGTGCCTACCCCGGTGGAGCAACTGCTGGAGCCATTGTTTACACTGTGGATGACTTGGAGAAGGGTCGAGCCCATCCGACTGTCCATGTAGCCAATGGTGTTCAATACTTTGCAAACCGTTGGATGACGGATGCTGCCATTGATTCTGGTGGAACATTCCAGAACCATGCGTACTTCCTGAACCCGAATGCTATCGAGTATTGGGTGAATGCAAACAACGACTTCCGCGTTACGAAGTTCTCTGATCACTTGGAGACATCGAACACAGATGCGGACATTGCATACATCCTTCTCGAGATTCAGTTCGCTGTTCCCAACCTCATGGCTAACGGCTGTACGTCTGACACCGTATAAGTAGGAGTATTGAAATGCCCATTGATTCCCGAGTTTATCTAGACTCCCCAACCCAAACGAGCACCGAGGCCCCAGGAAAAGTTGGGGAGGTTCGGTCATATCTTGACCCCACTTATGGGTTCCAGATGTACCGGCTGGTGAAGGCTGGTGCTGCGATTGCCGCCAATCGAGTAGTTGAATGGCAAGCTGGCATTACTGGCGCAGCGATTGAGGTAGATTCCAACTTTGTTCCTTCTGTCCAGGTTGCTGGTGTGGCCCAGAACGCCATTGCCAGCGGAAGCTACGGTTGGGTTTGCTGTTCTGGGATTTGTGTGGTCAAGACAAACGCATCTGTTGCTGAGTTAGCCGCTGCTGTCACCAAGGGTGCCAGTGGTTCAGGTGAAGTTGATGACACAGACTTCGGTGACGTTGAGGAGTCCATTATTGGTTACTTCCCATCTGCCATTGGTTCTGCGACAACCGGAGCAATCAGACTGTCTGGCCTGCTTTAGACACTATTAGGGGCTACTAGCCCCGCTCTAGTAGCCCCTCGGTGTAGTATGCACTGGGGGGCTACTTGTTTATGGGGTTGAAATGAATCTTTCTGATCTTAGAGAAGCGATTAGGGTCAAGACTGGGTATCCAGAGAGGGGGGCGTCTGGGACTACAAGGCTGAATAGCGCAATCAACTATGCGCTTCGGCACTTGTGGGGAGACATGCCTGAAGCTCTACTAAGAGAAGAACTTCGATTCCCAATGATTGTGGCTAGAGAAACAGGAACCTTAGATATTGTTGCTAATGATGTGAGGGCATTTAAGGTAAACCTTTCTGCTGGAACGCTTACAGATGACGGTACTCTTGATGGTCTTTGGCTAGAGGTAAAGAGAGGAGATTCCTACATTCTTCGTAGGATTCAAAAGGTAGTTCTGAGTTTTACGCCTACTGGAGAAACGACAGCGGCAGACTATATTGTCATTGATAGACCATGGATCAATACAACAGATACTGGTCTTACATACAGAATCTATGCATATGAGTATCCATACCCAGCAGATGTACAAAAGATTCGCAACATAATCATCAATCCAGAGACAAATCCTAGGGAGATGTTGGAAACAATGTTTCCAGAGGAGTTGGATCGTTGGAAGATTGGGTATGGGTGGAGGTCTACAGGTAGGCCACAGAAGTACGCAAGAGGTGATTACTTCGTATTAGATCCTCCTCATTACACACCGCAGGTCTCTCTTGCTACACAGCAAGCTGTAGCTGCACCAGTTGTCTATATGTGGGGGTACGATTCATCTGGAGCAGAGCAGACGGACTATGGTGTTGCTGGTACCTTTTCGTACAAGGTGGTTCATGTTTGGGGTAGGCAGAACATCCAGACGTTTAGGGGTGTGAAGCAAGCGAGGTACATGAGTGCTAGCTCTCCAGCATCGTCTCAAATCTCTACTACTTGGGGTGGCGGGGCGATTACCATCTCCACGCCAAACATTGATTACATCTACATGAACAATAAAGATTCTGGAGAAGTATCAAATACAAGCTCTGGATATGAGAAGTGGATCTTTAGGGCTAGGCACGAGATTGATGAAACTGTATCGAGTGGTACTGGTTCTGTGTACCCGGATGTTGAGAAGGATGAGATCTACTATCTGTGGAAGGTCATAGATGGGTCCACGACTACTGTATATGACCGTGGTGACCTTGATCCTGTAGATCGCAGGACAACGATCAAAGATCTTCACGGTCACTTCCACCTTCGGTTCGATAGAATCCCAGACAGCGCCTACAACATTCTTATGAATGTCGTTAGAAGGCCCCCTGTGCTCTTGTATGACACCGACGCACCACGACTACCACCTGAGTGCTTCGAAGCGCTCACGGAGCTTTCAGCGTCGTATTTGCTGGGTGATCGTGATGGGGACATGAACCGGAAGACCCTGTACTACACCTCGTACATGAATGAGCTAGCTAGGCTGAAGAGGATCTACAGCTTTTCTGGGCACGACAGCCCATCATTTGGAGATGGATTAGGTTCCAGTCCAAGGTTTGGTATTGCTGATTATCCAGTTGAAGAGAGCACTTAATGACTTGGCCTAAGTACAAGGGGCTAACCGTAGGCGCAGCCAAGGTGATGAGTGAAGACCCACTTACAGATGGGTCTACTGCTCTTGAGATTATTAACTTTAGGCTGGACGAAAGGGGTCTTTTAGACAGCACCTTTAGAATCATGCCATTGATGGATAATGATTCTTTCTATGAGCTTAGTGGGACCACATACGGTGGACTTAACTATATCAATGGTAAGGATGGTAAAGTTATTGGCCTATTTACATGTAAGGTTGGTGGGTCAGTACCAGAGCTTTTGATACTATCTACCGCTGGTGTATTTAGGTTTCAGCCATGGAACAGCAATACAACAAGCACTACTGATAATATTTATGACCAACAGTATTACTATAGGTCTGACAATACTAAAGAAACAGTAGTTCCACAGGGACTTATTGCATACCCTCCTCAGTTTGAGAGGGTTGGAGATAGGATCTACTTCACCTTCTGTGATGGTGGTGGGGCATGGGTGTGGGATCAGACCAGGCTTCGTAGCTTTGGGTATAGAAACGCACCATCTGCAACAGACGCAGAGGGACCATCAAGGTCTGGCACAAGCCCAAATGCTGCTGGGTTCAGCAAGGCCGGTCGTATTGGGACCATTGAACCAAATTGGACCCTATCTACTGAAGACATTACCGCTACCCCCGTAGTGGATCTACCACTTACTATTGTTGGTGGTATAGATTCAGGAAAGTGGGCTTATCATGTTGTCTTTGAAGGCCCAGACGGGGCGTACTCGTCCACCTCACCAAGAGGTGATCAGCCAACAATGAGAATGGATGTAGAGACAGATATTGAAGATCCTAGGCCGGATAGGCTTCGCCGTAGGTTCAGGCTGTACAACATTCCGGTTGGACCGGTAGGAACAAAGGCAAGAATCATTCTTCGCACAATGAATCTTGAAAGGCTTCCCTCAACAGATGAGGGATTACCAAGGTTTTTGCACCGAATTCCCAACAATCAGACGCTAGAATATATTGATGATATTCCAGATGAAGAGCTTGGATCTGTTTGGATAAACAGAGATGTTGTTCCTTCGGGTTTCTACTTTATGAAGTCCTTCAGTGGAAGCATGTTTATGATGCGTACTGATGGCAATCCATCAAGAATATGGTGGAGCGAGCAGGAAAACCTTAGTGGCCCAACCCCTGAAAGCATGATGGAAGGTCACTGGAGAGAGGTCTTTCCAGCTACGGGGCCAATCACTGCGGCTATCACAACTAGACTAGCCTATGCCGAGCAGTCTTCTGCTTTGCTCATCTTCAAAGAAGGATCAACACACTTCTTATCTGGTGAGTATCCAAACTGGCACATTGGAACGCTGCACTCAAACGCTGGGTGTGCTGGTCCCTCGCTTGTTCAGGCTGTTCCTGACGGATCTGTGATCTGGTATGGGGCTAAGACGTTCTGGAGGATGGATACAGATGGAAAAGTTTCTGACATTGGAACCCCCATCCAGAAGCGCCTTAGTAGGGTAAACCCCACTTACGCACACATGGGTATATCATTTGTTGATTATCGTGTTGGGGAGGCTGTTTTTGTTCTTCCAGTAGATGATCAAACAGAGCCCAATATGCAATTTATATTTGACTATCGGGTGCAGGGCTGGAGGCTTAGAGAAGACCTAAAGTTCAACTGTGCTGCGGTCACCCCAAGTAGTGGGGTCGTCATTGCTGGCGGCACCTACGACACTAGGCCAAACATCTATGTATATGGTCGTGGGTACCCAGGGTATTACGCGCCAAACCCAACCGCCTCATACACTACTGGGTGGCGATCTTTTGGTGGGCTTGGGCCAGAGCTTCATGCTTCGCACAGGGCATCAGACCTAATCTTCCTTATGGAAGAGAGGTGTGAGGCGTCTGCAACAGTAACAACGTACCAAGATTGGGATGCAGACGTAGCTATCAACACAGAGTCTATTACTCTTGCTCATCCAGAAAACTCTGACATTGCCTACTATGCGGTAACAACAACCCCAGCGGCATATGATGTTGGGGTATATAGAGCTAGAAGGCCATACAGCAATCGTATTGCTATTGATGTTCCATCGCATGAGGTCTTCAGTGTGAAGCTGGAGTCCTCAGATCCAATGGCGCTGTATACTATCGACGCCTTTGGTCCTCAAACCTCACTTCCTGGAAGTAGGACACCAAGTAGCTAATGTTCATGTTCTTTCCATTTGGTGTATTCAGCAAGGAGGTCATTGATCCAGATGTGATTGGTGACGAGTTTCAAGAAGCTCTTAGAACCGCTTCTGCTACAACTCATTATCAGTGGACTACAGGATCTGTTGATTCTCTTGATAAGCTTGATGCATCTAAGCTCTGTAATGTGCATGTGAAGAGGGTTAATGCAAGCTTTCAGCCTACATCGTATGGTGAGCAACTCTTGGCGGCAGACAGCGGCACGCTAGCTGCGGACTCAACAGATCATGATCTGAACAAGAACGCAAACACATGGTTGATCCCATACAATAGGGGGTTTAATGAGGTTGGGGGTGGGGATGTTTCTGTTAGTTGGACATCTGAATACCCAGAGCTTGTCCTTTCTTGTTTCTCATTTCAATACATTAGGTGGCAGAGGGATTGGGTGACAACCTACGAGTATTGGGACACTGGTGTCACGCCAAGGGTTCAGATTCGCATTGAAGTAGACGGAGGCCGCATACCTGGAACCGGCCCATACTCTACCGGCGTAGACAGTCAATACAGGGGACAGGGAATCTCTGATTCAGCAATAAGATCGGCAGTATTCTCTTGTGACATGCTGTCGGCTGGTGACCACTCTATTACAGCATCTGCTTCACAATCGAGCGCAATCGAGAACCAATTCTTAGAACAAAAATATCTTGATAATGGTCCCATTGATGGGGTGGCTATATGCCAAAGGTCAATGACCGTTATTAGGCTTGCTATGGGTGGAAAGCTGGGGTCGTAATGCCTATTGATAAACCAGATTCTGGAACAATAATAACGAAAGCATCTATTGAAAATATGCATGAGCAGGTTCGCTCTGTGATCAATGCTGTTCCATCGGTCAACCTTGGAAGGGGAACATTCAACATTGAACAGCTTCCATCTTTGATTGCAAGGTCAAACGATACGTCTGCATTTCATATGCGTGGGATCGTTAATGTCACACAACCCTGTGACGTTAAGTCGCTGGCAGATCAAACGGTGACAACATTTAGCGATACGGCTCCGAACACATGGGACGAGCTTCAGACTTCAAGTGGAAGCAATCCGTATTTTGTTGATGAACTAGAGCTAAATGATGGCTGGTTCTTAAAAGAAGATGATGTTGTATTTGCATTCTTATGCTGTAGGATTCGCAAAACTACACAAACAACGGACGGTCATCAGATGTGGCTTGGTCTAAATAAGACCATAAGAAGTGGTTGGTTACCGGCTCTTGGTGACGAAACACCAGTATTAGATGCTGTTGATGTGGGATGTGTACGTCTTGAGGACAGCAGCGGTAACTATGGACGAGATCTTGAAGAGACCATTACGATTGCGTCTGCATTTAATGGAACGACGTTTGGATACAGCGGGGATTGGACGCTGGCTAAGATTCGTGTCCATGGTGTAATGATTCAGGCTGAAGGTGCAGCGTTCTCTGGAGAGGTGTTTGAGGTTACCAACGGGACCATTGGCGCATTTGTTCTTAGAACCAGTGGAATTCAGACATAGGTGATTTATGCCGGACATCCCATCTCTTTCGCTTTCTGCTATCAATGTAACGGCAGAAGAGTTTTACAATAAGTCTATATTTAATCCAGGTACTAACGAGACTTTTGAAGTATTAAATGGTCGTCTAGACACAGAAAACTATGGTGATGGTGACGGAACTATTGAGCCGTATGCTTGTCAGATAGGATCATTTGCTGTTGGTTACTATATTGGATTTGATCGCAATGAGTTTATGTATGCTGAGCAGGTAAGCAAGGACCCGAATACAGCGCTTAGGATTATATCCGCCGGCCTTTCTGCTAATATCTGGCTGCCCTTTGATGCAAAGTACATCATGTTTGGCATACAGGCGTTCTTTAAGCAGGATGCTGTTGAGTGGACAAACGCAACAAGCAATGCAGAAGCGAATGGGGGGACAAACAAGCCCCATACAGAGTATTGGGAGTACAAAATATACTTTGATGACGGACAAGAATCTGGTCTCTACGGAAAGGTTCCACCATCAAAGGTAAATAGTTTGTCTCCAGGTGATGCTAGATATACTACAACAGCAGAAGATTATTGGGTGTCGTCAGCAACCGTAGATAGCAACCACGACTATTCTGAAGAGCACAGGTATAGGTTTGTGTCTAAAGTTGGTGCATTAGACAATATAAAAAGTAGTTCTAATACATCTAAGGGATACCATACAGTAAAGACTTCGTTCTATGCTGGTGTTGGGTCGGAGAACCAGGGTGGAGCGAAGCTTATCATTCCAACTGGTGGTGTTTGGATACTTGCTATTCGTTGACTTGATATACAGGTAAAGGAGAAAGTTATGAATTCGGCACTAATAGCAATGATCATCCAGACCGCAGCTAGGGCTGCTCAGGTTGGGTTCGCTCTCAAGAAAACGAGGGCGGAAAAGGAGTTTGAAGAGGGCGTGATGGGCATGAAGGCCCGTGCATTCTCTGCCGAGGGCGGTCTGACTCCCCAGGAAGAGCTTGATAGGCGGGCGGCAGCACAGGCACAGATTGCCGCCTCTTCTGCTGAGGCGACGGCGGCGGCGGCTCGGGGGGCAGCAGCCAGTGGGCAGCCCACAACAGCCTTGGGGGACATCTATAAGACATCGGCAGCGCAGGGACGCCAGGTTGGCTCTGACATTAGGAAAGAAGACATTGCTGCGGGCCAGGAGCTTGGAAAAAGCTATCTTGCTGGAGTACAGGCTCTTGCTCAGGCTCAACGTGATCGTCGCACGGCTGCGGCTGGCGCTGCTTCTGGAACTACGACTGATGCATCTGGAAGGGTGCTTGGCCAGGAGTCCAAGATCTTTGATGCTGAGGCAATTGAAACACTTACAAAAGCACACGGGGATTGGAAGACACAGAAGGCTTTGGCTGATGCGGCTGCCCAATCCGGCGCCCTCTCCGCAGGGTAGATATTGTTTAAAACAACATGTAGGAATACAACATGGCTCAAACAAACCCACAGTATGTTCCAGGAGTAGGTCCGCTTCAGTACACGGCTGACTATCTTACGGGTAGGTATGGACCATGGCGATCTGGTTTAGATCCTGAAACAGAGCAAAAAATAAGGGCGAGTCTTATTGGTCAACTCCAGGAGCTTCAAAAGAAAAGGGACGACCAGAAGCTGGCCTACATCCGTCTTGGAAGGGAGATTATCGACAGTCAGGCCCAGCTTGCAGCCACGTATGCAGGCACACTAGGGGTGCTAACTAGTGCGGTTGCAGACTCTATTCGTTCTAAAGCCATGTCTGAAAAAGTTGGCGCTGATATTCTCGCTCAGTTGGGGCCAGTAACCACGCAGTGGGTTGCCGATGCTGCCGGCACGCCACACGAGGGTGCTGATAGTTTTAAAGAAGCTGTGTTTCAGAAGAACAATGACTTCTCTAATAATTTTATGAATACGCATAAAAAAGAGTTTTCTAGAGCCCTGAAGTCTGCGGGGGGGACAAAGAAAGCAGAAGATTTAATTATTGCTAATGCGGTAAATAATTTTATCAATCCCCTGTCTCCACAAGCTCAGCACTTGATGAAGTCCACTAGGGGTAGCAGTGCAAGGGTTGTTC